AGACGGCAAGCAAAGCAAGGAAACAACCCTTTGGGTCTCTCCGATAAAACCTTAGACTTTCAAAGACCTTCCCAGATACCGGTGTATCTTGGTGGAGGCGAAGGGGATCGAACCCTCGACATCCAGCTTGCAAAGCTGGTCCGCAATTATGCGATAAACCAGAATTTTTCTTCACAATTTAAATTTTCATTCGTAGCAAACAATGAAGTAGCGGGGTGCGGGGCGGTAGGTTGTCTCGTGCCCCGTTTTATTTTTATTCTAGTTCACCGTTGTTTGTCGACGATTCAAAGAGTTTTTATCAAAGGGGTTCAATCATGGATGACGTGATTGGGCCCTTGTTTGTTTTTCTCATCGTGCTGGTCTTTGTATTGATGTGGCTCGATGGGAGTGATGAAGAATTTTAATCGAGGGAAAAGGGATTCTAAAACTCGTGAAATCAGAGAATCCAAATAAAGACGAACGGGCGCGGGTAATAGTTAACAAAAGCAAGGCCCCCGCCTGAATAGGTAAGAGGCAGCTCGAAGAGGCAGAGACAAGGCTGGGATCGAACCGAGAGGTTTCCCGGCACATCGAGGATAGACTTCCATGATAGGTCACGAGGCTTATCACCGCTTACTTTTTCTAGAAGGCCCGAGGTGTAACTCGGAGTTTTCCGTCGAGGCAGTAGTGAGAGGTGTGTTCAACGGATCTAGCAAGTATCGGAGTTGGTTGCTAACCCCTTCCCTTTCTTTCGGTTTTAAAGACCGGAAAAAAGAAGAGGGGTGGCAAGGACGATCGTAAGGCAAAGTTCAATGCAGTTGTACGAAATCGAATTAGAAAGACATTGTCAGGAAGTGATGGACGCCTATTCGGCAAGTTACGAGAAAGTCTACCATGTTAAACCCGTCATTCGGAAAAATGGCACGGATAGGACTATCGTGAGGGACATCATAAGAGACCTAGGATATCCCCTCGCAAAAGACCTCGCGACGTTCTTTCCGGGAATAGACGATGATTGGTTTCGAAAGAAGGGCCACTCGTTGCAATGTCTTAAGGATAATGTTGCGGTAGTGAACGCTCAAATGGGATCGCGCCGTGGACGCCCTAGCTCCGGTCAAGATATCCGCATCTCAACCAGGATGTACTGCAACCAATGCCACCAACCAGTGAATGACGTTGAGTGTTGGGCGCTACAAGTGGCGAACGCGATGGATAATTTTGTGTGCAACCCCTGCAAAGCAAAGAAAAGACTATCACCATGACTAAAACCCCAGAACAACAAGTGAAGTCGGACATCTGTGACTGGCTCGCAGCAAAAGGTTGTTTCTTTTGGGTCACACCGAATGGAAGGGCTCGGGGGAAGCATCGTTATTCAAAGAAAGGTGTTCCCGACATTCTTGGTATTTGGAAAGGGCGCCCGCTTTTTATTGAAGTGAAGAAATTGGGAGGGGCGTTATCTATGGAACAATACGAATTTATTGATGAGGCTACGAAGCATGGGGCGATAGCTTTTGCAGCGTACAAAATTGAGGATGTGGTGCGGGCATTAACGTTTGAAGGAGTGAAGTAAATCACTGACTATGAGAAACGACTTAGACGATATCGCTGCATTGCTAGAGGACTTGGATTTAAATCCGAGAGTGAGGATATCGCTAGTGAAGCTCTTTTGGGATATCTCGAAAAGCCCCACTGGAAGCAAACCGCATATCAGCGAGTTATCGAAGCTATTCGAAGGCTTCATGGGCGTCCTGTTGATGGGGTCAACCGTGATCCATTGCTCGGTCGGGTGGGGGGAGAAAACGAGGAAAGAGTACTCTTATCTCTTGAGTCAGGAGGCGAGGAATTTGGAGTCGATAGGAAGGATTTTTGGAAAGCTGTCGGATGCCTTGAGGGACCCTCGAGAGCCATCTTTGTATTGAGGGTGATTTGGGGATTTCATGCGATTGAGATCGGAAATTGCTTTGGCATTAGTGAAGGAAGGGTATGTCAGAAACTCAAAGAAATACAAAACAGAGTACGCAAGGCGCTATCAAGCAAAGTACCGAAAGACGGCCAAGGGAAAGATTTGTTCGAAGAAAACGTGGAAGACCTACTATCAGAAAATGGAGCAATCGAACCCTGGTTGGAACCGGAAGCGTTTGGAGGATTGGCGGAAGAAAAATCCTTTAAAGTGGAAACGGATAATGAAGCAAGCCTCGATGAATGGTTTGCACAAGAGATGGTATCGGAAGAACAGGAGCAAGAAACTTGAGTACTGTAAAAAATGGCAACAAAGACGAAACCCATTTAGTGGGTTACTCCGACTCGCCAAAGATGTTGGACGAGGGACGGAAACAATCGAAAAGCTTATCCAGGAGTATAGCCGGGCACTTGCTTCATTTGATGAAAGAAGTAACGAAGGAAAAGGTTAATCCAAGTACTGTGAACGCAGCCTGTAACTGCGCTTCACAACTCTACAAAGTTATGTCGCTTCAATTAAAAATTCGGGAGGGGAAATGATAATTGTGTTTACTGCGGTGGGAATAATTCTAGGGTTTTCGTTCGGGTATTTTGTGGGTGAACTGCAGGGAAGAACGAAAGAATTTAAACTGTGGCAATCTCTTGCGGAAAAGGGCCACCTTGTGATGCAGGATCAACAAAAGCTAATAGACCGACAACAACGGCTAATGAGCGTCCAACAACGTCTTTTTGAAGTGGCCCCGATTAAGAAAAGCCCAACCACTCAAAACCAAGGCGCTCCGAACATTATTCCGTTTAAAATCCCGACACCCAAACCAAATGAAACCGTTTAAGAATTTAGGTCTTTGGATTTTCAGAGACAGGGGAACAATGGACTTAACTATGGCAATGAAACGCCTTGATGAGAACCGGCTTTGGAAGGTGAATGACCTAGCGAAATATATCGGTGTTAGCCCGCGAACGGTTTATCGTCTTCGTAAGGTAGGGAAGTGCCCGCCCTCATACAAGTTAGTTAAGGCATTACGTTGGATGCCTAGTGTCGTGAAGAAATGGATTAAAGAAGAAAGCGGAAAAGAGGGGTAGTGACACGCTGATCTAATATGAAACACCTAGATAAAAACTTCATGGAAGAGTTCGGACTAGATGCGGTCGACATGACTATTCTAGACCTACGCCTTAATAACCCCGGTATTTCTAACGTGGCCTTGGCCTCAACGCTTGGTTACAACGTGAGTAGCATCACCGACAGGCAACGCTCTGACCGATTTAAGAAAGCCCTTGCAGCCCTATTCCAAGCACCGCTTGAAATTATTAAAGCCTCTTTAGTGGAAGCGGCAACTGTCTTAAACGAATCACTAAAAAGTGTTGATGAAAGAATAAGACTAAAAGCCGCAATCACGATTCTAACAAGTGAGGGAGTGTTGAGGTCCCAACCCGATGAAGGGGGCTTCAAATTCGAACCTCTCGTTATCGAAGTGGAATCCTCAGGCCGCCGAATTATTCACACGGACGACCTCAAAAACCTCCCACCCGGTATTGAGGTGAAAGATGCTTGAGGACGTCGCAAGACAAATGCTTGGTGAAAAAGTTTATAAAGAGTACCAAGAGATTTGTGAACGAAAAGTATCCATGAGGGTTATGTGTCGGATCATCTCAAGCTACCTCAAAGAGACACAAGGAATAATAAAAACCCCGACCGAGGTTTATAACTCCAGTCCGCGTGGCGAACTAATGTTTGTGTTTCAGGACTACGTCGAGGCGATGTTCTACTACAAAAATAAGAAAAGGAACGCCGGTGATTGAGACATGCGAGAAGTGCGATTACTTCCACCAACGAAAAGCACAAATATTAAACAAAGTCCAAGACGGACAATGTAGACGCCGCAGGCCACGCGTTTATCACGAGAAAAAAGGGAAGGTCACTATCAAGCATAGTTACTGGCCCGACGTTTTAAAGACCGACTGGTGCGGCGAATGGATTGGGGAACAGATTTCCGATGAACAACACTAAGCAGGGAGTAAGTAGATGATAACTTGTTACGCAATCATGTGCCTTTGGGCACCGCCAATGTTTCAAGCATGTGGCGCAGTTTTTAAAGGAACACGCGACGAGGTGAAAACCTACGTCGATAAGCTAGAGCCTGAGAACATCATGCTCATTGAGTGCCCGCGTGCTGGCGAGAAACCACAAGCGGTTAATCCAAATAAGAGTGGGATGAGGACGAAATGAAAACGCCATTGAAAGTTGGGGATAGGGTGCGGGTGTATGGGCCGATTAGGTATCGTTACGAAATTAAAGGCAAGGAAAGCTATGCATATTCTAGCACTACGTTCGTGATTAAAGAGGATCTCGAAACAGAATTACAGCTAGAGCCAGAAAAATGGGACGCAGCCGCACTACAGCCCGAATATTTCGCCCACCATAAACAGTGTCGCAGGTTAGCGAAGGAATCGAGAATAAGAATGTACGGTAAGTTTCGCGTTTTTACCGACATAGAGAAACACGCTCCAGACACTCCTTACGTTGTTTTCTGCCCACAAACCTTCGAGGGCAAGCTAGGGATTAAATACGAATTCATCGAAGTCAGAAAACCAAAGGGGGAGAAGTGAGCGGAGAAAAACTAGGAAAGATACAAAACGTTCGTTTTGGTTTTGGCGGGTATCAAGAGGCGATGATTGGGATTAGTTTTACTCTAGGCGGTGACGGCTGGGGTGTCGGCGATTTTTGGGGGGATTGGTCGATTAAACGTTCTGACAATGCCCAATGGTCTGAGGCCGATAGAATGGGAAGGCTTGCTGAAACTGTTTGGCGAATCAAAGAATTATTAGACGACGCCAAAGTCAGAAACGTCGAAGACCTAAAAGATATTCCCGTTATGGTTTCGTTCGAAGGAAACACACTAAAAAGCTGGAGAGTCCTCAAGGAGGTCCTATGACAACCCACAAAATGAAACGAATCAAAGGCAAGATGACGCTGCTTTGTAAGCAGGACAAACTCTACGACTACAAAGAAAATCTTGTTTATCACTGGGTGTGTGAGAGCAACAAAGCCCGCTCGGTAGATTGTAAGAAATGTTTAAAGCTGGGTGGGAAATGAGCGATCCAAAAGAAAAAATGGAAAGAAAAATTGCTATTGGCCTCCCGGTTTTTATTCGGGACGGGGAATCTTGGATTTATTTTGGTAAATATACACGCTGGCTTGAGTGGCGCGAGGACTTGGGGCGATATCGAACTGTCTGGACTAAGCTAGGTTGGGAACCGGATGGAACGCCAGCACCAGAGAAGTGGAAGGTTCAGATAAATAGAACGCCAGGGAAAACGCACATCAAGGTGGAAGAATGAAACTCACCTGCACAATGAAACAAGAGTTTAAGCTAGAGCCGCCCTATGGGAATAAGACGGTTTATCTTTTTACGCTGCTTCGAAACGGAAGCTTGGCTTCGCTAGAAGACGGGCCGACTACGATTCAATGGCGCTCTGAGGACACAAATGCTTTTGAGATGGGGAAAGAATACGAGATAAGGACGGAGATTTAAGTGACCTCTAAATCCCAATTAAAACGCGAATGCACCATGCAGCCGTTAGAGATGGCAGAGCGGATGCATGAGCTAGAAAAGAAATTGGAGATTGCGGTGACGGCGTTAACTAGCATTTCCAAATACGGAACGTGGGGAAATAAGCCGGTGATTTGGGTGGGGGCCGTTGAGGAAGCTAAAGATGCCCTTCTCGCTATTCAAGGAAAGCAGGTGGGGGAGTGAAGAACGAATGGCATTTGATTTTGATTAACTTAATGTGGGCAACGGCGGTCACATTCATCGGGACTAGTTTATCCAAGTGCTCGCCGGATGATAAGCCCGGCGTTGAGGCGATTCAAAGACTTCTAGACTGCCAAGAACAGCTGATTCACCACAAGCAGGTGGGGGAGTGAGCGAATACGCAAAACACACATCGGTTCCACCAGAGAAATCTAAGGCGGAGATTGAAAAAACCTTGAGTCGTTACGGCGCAACTTCGTTCGCGTCTGGTTGGACTGGCACATCTTCGACGATTGTCTTCGAAGCAAAAGGGCGGCGCGTCCGATTCGTGCTCCCGCTTCCCTCAAAAAAGGATTTCTACTCTGATGAAAAGTATAACCAAGCGATACGACAGAAGTGGCGCTGTATGGCTCTCGCTATCAAAGCCAAACTAGAAGTAGTCGAAAGCGGAATTGCAACTTTCGAGGAAGAATTTATGTCGCACATTGTTCTACCGAACGGTGCGACGGTAGGTCAGTGGATGGGGCCACAAATAGAACAAACCTACAAAAGCGGCTCGATGCCTCCTTTGTTGATTGGGAGCGGAGAATGACCCCCACTGAAAGCTTGTTGAAAGAGTTAGAGGAGTTGGAAAAGAAGGCGACGCCTGGACACTCCCTATAGCCTAATGACTTACAATTAATTTCCCTGATAATTCTTATAAAATGAAAAACCCCAATAAACCCCATTATCCTTCTGAATTTATAAATAAATTCGTTGCTGGCGATTCTGTCAAAGTGATGCAAAATATTCCGTCATCCTCGATAGATTTAATTGTCACTTCCCCACCTTATAATTTGAAAAACTCTACAGGTAATGGAATGAAGGACGGACGAGGCGGAAAGTGGGCAAATGCAGCACTTTTAAAAGGTTATTCACACCATGACGATTCGATGCCGCACGATAAGTATGTCAATTGGCAACGCGAAGTTTTGACCGAGTGTATGAGAGTCTTAAAGGAGGATGGTGCGTTCTTTTATAATCATAAGTGGCGTGTTCAAGCAGGACTATTACAAGATCGACATGACATTGTATCTGGATTTCCAGTACGTCAGATTATTATCTGGAGACGCAAAGGTGGAATAAATTTTAACGCTGGCTATTTTCTACCTACATACGAAGTAATCTATTTGATTGCTAAACCTAAGTTTAAACTTGCACCAAAATCCAATGCATTTGGAGACATCTGGGATTTTACGCAAGAAATGAGTAACATTCATCCTGCCCCATACCCTATTGCGTTAATAGAAAGAATTATATCGTCTACAAACGCAAAGCTTGTTTTAGATCCATATATGGGCTCTGGAACAACGGCGATAGCCGCACACAATCTTGGAAGAAACTTTATCGGTATAGAAATCTCGCCAGAATATTGTAAATTGGCGCAGAAAAGATACGATCAACACCTTGAAAGTAAAAAAAATAATTCCCGCAGAGGAGAAGAAAGATGAGTGAAGGACCTTTTACACCGGAAGACTTTAAAGACATGGATTTTAATTACTCGCCCTGTATATCGGAAAGCGCTTCCGTTTACGCCAACTCCCACCCCTTCGTGAAGGAAACTTGGGACGTAGTAAAATATTACTCGGTTCTAGATAACGAATTCGGCGAAGTCGCAGAAATGTTCCTCACTAAATATTTCCCAGAGAAAAAGGAGAAGAAATGAAAACCCCATTTTTTCACGGCTTCGGAGCTGCTTGCCATGTCTTGCGATGAAATTACAAACGAAGAAAATTGGGACGACGACTGGACAGAGTGCCCGGTGTGTCACTGTAAGCCAGATGAAAATAATCACTGGGTTCACGAGCGAAGGGATAACTAATGAAACCGTTTTTCACGGCCCTAGAACTTTGTGAGGCGGTCATGTTTTTGGATGAAACCAAGCCAAAAGAATTTTATGTGTCGCTCGCGAGTTACTGCAACGCCAAACTCGAACGCGAAGGCAAGCGGGTGTATGGGCGAAAAGCAGGTTGTGCAGACTATTGGAGCTGGACATTTGATAAAGATGAATCACTAGACCATACCGCGCTCTTAATTCAGATAGAGGAGATTGAGAAGTGAGTTGGAATAATGTTGTTCCAATTGAACTTTTAATAAAGGAGAAAGCAATGCGATTCAACTATGTAAAGTACGACGAACAGGCAATGAAGCAACAAGAAGAACTAAAGGTGGCATTCGAGGGAATCGAAGCACTTTGCAACAAACTAGAAGACGGAAGAGCTAAGTCTTTAGTGATGACAAAAATAGAAGAAGCCTACATGTGGACGGGTAAGTCTATTCGCGATTCGCAGATTAAACGCGGTGGCCCTGCGGAACACATTGCTGAGCGGTCTAAAGAATAAAAACTTTTGTGGGTGCCAGTAACCGCGACTGGTAAACGGAAAGCACACAAGGCACGGCCCACAAATCGAAACACTGGGAGCGGGCGGGTAGGCTTCTTACGGAGCTATGCGCGTCTACCACGAACTGGGCAGCCCAGGGAGAAATTAGCGAGGTCCGTCTGCGCAAACTTCCGCAGAACGGTCGGTATCCAATCCGGCCCCGCTTTCGGTGTTTCTTAAAAAGAGAAGGAGAAAAATGGCTCAGTTTCCAATGACAAGTTCGCAACGGGTGAGGATTAATAAATCAAAGGCTAGGATAATTGAAGTCGTGAAATCCCAAATGACTTCTATGGCTGTCGATACGATTTCAAATAGCTGTGGGCTTAGCGTTGCGGCAATTCGAACTTTCCTAGAAGGTAAGAACCCGCAGGTCGAGACTGTTTTGCGTATTGCCGATATCTTTGACATGGAATTGAAACTTGTGAAACGAGAAGAAAATGCCTAATGGACTTTTTGTCATAGCCGACGTTGGTGCTAACTGGAAAAGATACCTAGATACGCCAGCAAACAAACAAGCGGCGTTAAAACAAATAGACGGAGCAAAGGCTTCGGGTTGCGACGCTGTAAAGTTTCAATTATTTACCCATGACGAACTCTACGGATTTCCAGGTGATAACACCTATTCGCTACCAAGAGAGTGGATTGCAAGTCTTGCAAGGCATTGCGAAGCGGTAGGGATTGAGTTTATGTGCTCAGCATTCTCGCCGGACGGAGTTGAGTTTTTAAATCCTTTCGTAAAAAGACATAAGCTTGCCTCGGCTGAGTTTAAACACGTTGGCCTTTGGCATGCGATACTGGTTAGTGAGAAACCTATTATTGCCTCTACGGGTTGTGCTCACGATTTAGAAATCACGGCCTTCGTTAATAAGTACGGCTCTAAAAATGTAACGCTCCTTGAGTGCGTCGGCGCTTACCCAGCGAGCCCATCTGACTATCGCCTCTACGCGCTTAGTGAGTGGCGAAGACAGTGGCCAGGAATTGACGTTGGAATTTCAGACCACACGACATGCGGCACCCCTTCCCTTCTGTCAGTTCCTTTTGGTGCGACAGTTTTTGAGCGTCACTTTGATTTATTTAAAGGGGAACTATCAGACACACCAGATTCACCTGTTTCAGTAAGCCCTGAGGAAATGTGCGCTTTCATTGAGGGTTTAAAACGTGTTCAAGTAACCTCGTTTGGTAGAACAAAGCGACCGGCAAGAGTCGAAGACGACATGCAAACGACTTACAGGCGGCGTCTTATTGCAACGCAGGATATTTACGTTGGCGAGCGGCTTGAGATGGGAAGGAACTTTGGGATTTTTAGATCTAAAACCCCAGACTACCGAGGCGCTCCCCCTGAGCAATGGCAATTGTTTGACGGAAAGAATGCTAGAATAGAGATTAAGCAAGGCCAATCCCTTTGGCATGAAGACGTTTGCCAGAAGTAGCTTTTACTTTTTTTACTTTTTACTCATCTACCTCCCCCACTTTGACGGCATAGCCTTTTTAACGCCCACATTGCTGCAACCGCTAGAACGCAGCGCCACACTATGCCGACAATTAAGCTTTTCCCAAAGCAAGAGCATTTCTATTTCAAAGACAATCGCATCAACGTCTACGTGGGCGGTATTCAATCTGGGAAAACCACGGGCGGCGGCCTTAAGATGTACTCCCTTGGGCTATTGAAACACCGAAGCCCAGACGACAACTTTATTATCGCAGCCGATACCTACAAAACCCTGTCTCAAGCAACGATTCCAAAGTTTCTTACCTTTGCTAAAGGGTTAGGCAGTCTTAATCGTCAATCAGGTGAGTTTAAAACCCATTGGGGGTCGACTATCTACCTTCGCACCGCGACCGAGCCGGAATCCATGGAAGGTATCACTAACGTTCGTCGTATCTGGGTCGATGAGGCAGGTAAGACATCTCGCTACTTCTTTGAAAACGTAATGGGACGAGCGGCGTTTAAAGAGGCACCGATTGATTTAACGACCACACCGTATGCGATGAACTGGCTTGCCGCTCTTTGTGAAGAGGCGACAGAGGGAAAGCGCGAAGACGTTAATTTTGTGAATTGCAGGAGCATTGACTCCCCCTACTTTCCTAAAGCTGAGTACGAGAGGCAAAAGAAACTACTAGACCCACGCCGCTTTGCGATGAAATACGACGGGGTGTTCGGGAAAATGGAAGGTCTGGTTTACGATCTCTACGAAGAATGCCTCATTCAATCCTTTCCGTTGCCACCGGGGACGAAGTTTTATGCAGGTGTGGACTGGGGATACTTCCCGGATCCATTTGCCCTAGTTTTAAGAGCCGTCACACCCGAAGGACGGCACTACCGAATCGGGGAGTACTTTAAAAACTACCTAACCATTGACGACATTGTGAAAACCGTTGGGAGTTATCACGGGATTTATCATTTCGAGAGAGTGATTTGTGACCCATCGCAGCCGGCCCACATTGAAGAACTAAATCGCAAAGGAATTCCCGCAAGTCCAGCGGACAATGACATTCGCTTCGGAATTGATTTACATTATTCGTTAATGAAGCAAGGCAGGTTCTTTATTTTTAAGGACATGTGCCCCACTGGGGTTGATGAGTATTCGACTTATCATTACCCTGAGCAAAAGGAATTGTCGGTCGATCAATCTTTGAAAGACAGTGCGAGAGTGCCGGTTTCTCAGAATGATCACGGTCTTGATGCGGACCGGTATTTATCCCGTGAACTCTTAAGGCTCGACGGACCTAAGATAATTCCCAAAGTTCCAAGGGTTCCGGGAACGGGTCCGATGCCGATGGATTTAATGGAACGTTCTAAGTGGCTACGAGCTAGGAGGCCTAATTGATTTACGAATACGTATGTAGCGGATGCAGCGGGACTTTTGAGGTGATTAAGCCGCTTAAGGATTTTGAAAGACAAGAATTATGCCCTACATCCGGCGTCACGATGACGCGTGCATTTGCACCGAAGAAATTACACCTTTACGGAACGGCGGTACAGGATGCATACTTTCATCCGGCCCTAGGAACCGTGGTAAAGGGCGACAGTGCGGCTAGACAGATTGCTCGTGATCGTGGTCTAATTGAAGTTGGAAACGAAAGACCTGAAAAGCATCTGAAACCCCAACTCTCGAACTACGACGACTAGGGGTTTTTCCTTTTTTTACTCTCTACTTTTTACTACTCTACCTCCCCCATTCGACGGCAACTCCAAAAACCCTAACAAGGGCAGGGAATGGCTTCCATTCCGTCGAATCAACTCGCCGAGCATCAAGGTCCGCCAAGCGGAACTGATCCAAAGCCAGGCTACAGTCCAACCGAAGAGGAACGAAAAGCTATCAAGCTTGTCGAGAAACTCTTTTCGGCTGCGAAAAAAGCACGCGCACCCTACGACCACAATTGGTTAGAAAACTACAAATTCTTTCGCGGTAAGCAGTGGAAAGAAAAACGTCCTTCTTATCGCCACTCCGAAGTACTCAATTACATCTTTAGCGAAATCCAAAGCGTTCTAGTTATCTTGACCGACACCCGTCCTAATATTGAGTGTCTCCCCGAAGACCCGTCCGATTTTGAATTCGCAGAAATCCTCTCTCAAATCCTACGAAGTAAATGGGATTCAAATAATTGGAGCTACGTCGTAGCCGAAGCAATTTTAGACGCCTCAATCTACGGCACTGCGATTGGCAGCGTTCCTTGGAAAAAAGAACTCTCAGAAGGCTTGGGAGATTTTGCTTTTGAAACCGTTGACCCGTTTTACTTTTACCCGGACGCAAACTCTCGTAACAAAATCAACGATGAGTATTGTGACCACACGATTACTGCAATCCCAACCGATGTTGGAAAGCTAAAAAAAGAATTCCCAGAAGTAGCAGAATACCTCTCCCCCGATATCTCAGACGTTGCCATGGCAAAGATGGCCCGCGAAGAGCAAGACGATATCCGAGTAAAGTCACCCACCGATAACAGCGTGCCGGTCAACTACGGGAACGAACTTGCAGCCGAACAACTAGACCAAGTGCTTCGCGTTTGTTGCTACCTAAAGTCAGACGAAGTAATCGAAGAGGAATTAGAGGGCGAAACGGATGAAGAAACCGGCCTTGCTAAAAAACTTTATCAAACGAAAAAGAAGTATCCCAACGGACGAAAGATTGAAGTCGCAAATGGAGTGCTCCTCCAGGATGTGGACAACGAATACGGTAACTTCCCCTACTCGCGTTTGGTTGACCACATTATGCCTCGAGAGTTTTGGGGCGTTGGCGAAGTCGAACAACTAAAAAGCCCCCAAGTTATCGTCAATAAGCTTGTGAGTTACGTGCTAGATGTTCTGATTCTCACCGGAAACCCAATCTGGATTGTTGATTCTGATTCTGGTGTCGACACAGAGAATCTTACAAACACACCGGGACTTGTCGTTGAGAAAATTCGCGGCACCGAAGTACGAAGAGAATCCGGCACGCAGCTACAACCCTACGTCATGGACACGCTGCAATTTTTCGTTGAGAGAGTGCTCACGAAACTTGGAAGCACCAACGACACCTCTCGCGGTGTTGCTCCTTCTCAAAATTCTTCCGGTTACGCAATCGAACAGCTTCAAGAGGCTGCGCAAACAAAACTTCGTGGAAAATCCAGAAACATTGAGATTTTCTTAAAAGAAACTGGCGACTTGATGGTTGATAGGATTTTAGGGGGCTACACGATTCCTAGAGTCGTGAGACTTACTAACAACCAAAATGCGCCGACTTATTTTAAGTTTGGTGTTGATACAAAAACCGACGAATCAGGTGAAGTACAAAAGGTTGCGACCGTGATTGAATACGCGATGGACCCTGCCACCGGTCAGTACATCGAACAACCGCCCAAGGAATATCAAATCAAATCGAAGCTAGATATCAGGATTTCGACCGGCACGACGTTACCCTTTGCCAAACAACAAAAAGCTGCGATGGCTGAAAAGTTTTACGGATACGGAATTATCGACGCTGAGGAATACCTAAATCAGGTCGACTACCCGAATAAAGAAAAAATCATTGAACGGATGAAACAAAAAGCTGCAACACAGCCGCCTGTTCCACCACAAGGAGCACCAAATGCAAATGCAACCGCCTAGCGCCGAACCAAAACCCGAAATGTCCGCACCAGCACCCCAAGAGGGCGGCGGTGGAGAGTCCAAGGGAGTGCAAACTCTCATCACTGGAATTCATTCCGACATGTTGAAGTTTAAAGAAGTTTTGGGAGGCGTTCAAAGCGTTCCTGAGCAACTCACCTCTCAGCTAGACAGCCTCATCCAAGGCTACCGAGATTTTGTGACGGCTCTTTCTAAAGTTTTAGGTGGCGGAGCGGACGCGGCACCACAAGCACCTGCGCCTGGCGGAGAAGGACCTTTGCCTGTCGCACCAAAGCCCGGCCCTCGTGGAATGTCCCCTGGAATGGGTGGACCTCGTGGCGTTCCCGCAATGTAATTCGGAGAGATTGATTAATGGATAATTTCGATACAAGTGCAGTTCCTTCTAATATCGGAGAAGTCGACGCGCTCATTTCGTCCGTAGAATCAGCCGAGGGCGCGACACCTGAGGTAGCTACGGCCGACACTCAGGATGTAACCGAAGCGCCAAAAACTGCGGCTGAAAAGCGTTACGAGTTAATCCGCAAGGGCGTGAAGCGAGAATTCACCCCTGAGGAGATGATCCCTTTTGCTCAAAAGGGCTGGGACTACGAAGAAAAGATGCGCGAGTTTCACCAAAACCGCGCGTCCTTACTCACTCAGGAACGTGAGAAGTGGCAAAAAGAATTCGATGCGACAAAGCATCCAAAGTTTCAAGAACTCGAAAAACAGTTGAGCCGCTACCGGGAAGTCGATGATTACATCAAACGCGACCCGCAATGGTGGAGCACTGTTCAAGAGGCTTATCAACAACGACTCCAGGAGCAAGGCACCGCAACTCCAACCGCACACCCGGTGATAGAAGAGCTAAAGCAGACTGTGCAAAGTCTGGTTTCAGAACGTGAGCAAGAAAAGCGACTTAACGAAGAGCGCCAACGTTTTGAGGCCGAAGCACAAAAAGACACTGAGTTAGACAGCCAGGTAAGTGAGTACCGGGAAAAGTACTCGCACTTTGATTGGAATGGTCGCGATGAAAGTGGTCTCGATTTAGAAAACCGCATTCTTCAACACGCCATTGATAACAAGATTGGTTCTTTTCGCGCTGCCGCAAACGATTACTTACATGACGAGCATTTGAAGCGTCACGAGGTGTCGGTTAAGGAGCAAACTGGGAAGGAAATCAAGAAACAAACGAAACTTGGTTTAGGACCCACGACAACGAAACCCACTCAAGATATTCGGCGCATTCAGAATGTCAGATCTAAATCGTATGACGACATAACCCAAGACGCACTAGACGAACTAGGCGTTGGCTAAGGAGAAATTATGCCTCTTACGTATGATCAGATCTCTGCAATCACAGAGAAGAAATACATCCCTAAGTTAGTAGACAATATTTTTAAATCGACCCCGCTCTTGCAGCGTCTTCAAAAGAAGAAAAGCATGCTAGACGGCGGACGCTCGGTAATCCAACCGCTTAACTACGCTCAAACCTCGAGTGTGGGCTGGTATTCTGGTGCCGATACTCTAAACACTGCAGATAACGACGTCATCAGTGGTGCCGAGTTCCAATGGGCTCAAATCTACGCTGCGATTTCTATCTCTCGTCGTGACGAGTTGATGAATAGCGGAGATGCTGCGAAATTAAACTTCGTTAAATCGAAAGTTCAAATTGCAGAAAAATCCATCAAGGATACCGTTGCCGCAGGTCTTTATAATGCGGGAACAGATTCCAAAGCAATCGTTGGTGCTCGTACTTTCGTAAGTACGTCTAACACCTACGGCGGAATCTCCCAGTCGACCTATTCCTGGTGGCAATCGAACGTAGACGCTACGACGACAACCTTGAGCATTGGGGCACTTCAAACTCAGTGGTCGAATGCGTCTATCAACGGAGACAGTCCTTCCGTTATCTGCGCAACCACTGCGAACTATGATCGTTTCTACGGCTTGCTACAGCCGCAACAACGTTTCATGGATTCTGAAACGGCCGAAGCTGGTTTTACTTCCTTGATGTTCAACGGTGTTCCTTACATCGCTGACTCAAAAGTTCCAAGCGGACACATCCTTATGTTCAACGAGGAATATCTACACCTCTATGTGCACAAAGATGAAAATTTCCGTTTTGAGCCGTTCATGTCCCCAATTAACCAGAATGTAAAGGTTGGAAAAATCTTTGCAGCAATGGTTTTGGCGTCGTCCAATAACAGAATGCACGCTGGCTTAACGGCTATCACTGCTTAATTTAAAAGGAGAATCAAAATGGGATTCTATGGAGCTGATCCAATCTTATTCGAATCTGTCTCGGCTGTGACCGCGACTCCAAGTGTTGAACTTGGTGTGCAGCGGTTTCACGACGGCGAAGTCTATGAATACGTTTATGCCAACGGCTGCGTATCCATGGGCATCGGCGCTGTTTACTCGGGAACGAGTGGACACTCGGTTGTTGCAACTGGTGCTGTGAGTGGCGAAATGTGCGCTGGCTTTGCCAAGCATGAATCGCTAACCACTGGAACCTACGGCTGGCTTTTGAAAAAAGGCGTAGTCGATGCGGCAAACGGACGTGCTAGCACGGCCCCTGTTATTAACCAAGTAGCGCGACTTGCTGCAGATGGAAAATTCTGCACCGACGTAATGGTCGCAACGAGTGCTATTGATGACGGTCATGTCTTCGGAAAGATTCTTTCCGCAGGCGCGTCTGGTGGAACTGGAGCGAGTCTCTCGCTACTGTACGTGTCCATTTACTAGTGGATATCCCTTCACAAGGGGTGGGGGCGTTGCCTCCCTCACCCCGTTTTTTAAAAGGATTTGTTGATTGATTAAGACGATTGAAATGGATTTAGAATTTCAACCAGTGATTTCGGGACCTCCTTCGTCCCCAAGTCAGCTTCACGCACAGGCATGCACAGGTGACGCGATCACTGTCAGCACCTGGCGAGACACGTGGATTAATCAAACAAAAGAAAACCACAGACGCTTTGGTCCGTTCAAAGACCGAGGGCTTGGAAAGTATTTTAATCACCTACTTCACAAGCCGTGCATCGTCGTAGGAAGCGGCCCCTCTTTAAAAGGGAATGTCGACTGTCTTAAGGACACACGTGGAATCCCGGTCATTAGTTGTTTGCATAATTACCAATTTCTAGAAGACCGAGGAATCAAGCCTGATTTCTACGTCACCTTAGACGCAGGTCCCGTCACAATCGAAGAGGTTTCAGAAGGTGGAACGAAAACACCGGAAGAGTATTTTGAATCGACAAAGGATAAAAAACTCATCGCTTTCGTTGGTTCTAATCCTCTTCTTATCGAAAAATGGAAGGGTGAAATCATTTGGTACAACGCACCCATTCCAGACAAAGAAGTTACCGACGCAATGGATTCGGTGGAGCCCTTCAGTACGTATGTTAGTTCTGGCGGGAATGTTTTAGGCGCGTCCTTCTACATTGCAAAAGCCGTCATGGGAGCTAACCCGATTGTTTTTGTAGGCGCTGACTTTTCTTTTTCCTACACAAAGAAGTTTCATGCCTGGCAATCGAAATACGACAAGAGCATAGGCCAAGTAATGCGAGCTACCGACGTGTTTGGAAACCGTGTTTGCACGTGGGCAAGTTACTACAATTTTAAGTGTTGGTTTGAGTCGAGAGTTTGCTCGGTTCCAGGGATTTACATCAATGCGACTGAGGGTGGGATTTTTGGAAGTTACCCAGAGGGGAACATTATGCAGATCCGACAAATGGCTTTGGAAGACGTTATCGCAATGTACTCACTGTCTGATCACGTGCGCGAGCAATGTGAAAATCCGACAGTGATTGAAAAGAAAACTTTATTTTAAGGAGAAACTAAAATGGCTTACTCAGTAACGGTAGTTGATAAAACGGTGTTCGGAAATAAACGGGTTTGTATTTTTGACGTCACAGCCGACGCACAAAGTGGCGTGGTAGAGACTGGCCTTGCCAGAGTTGACGCGTTTAATGTTGGTCCGGTGTCGATGGCGACATTCAGTCTGGTTAAGTTCCGATCAAATATCAGTGCCGCATCGGCTGCAGCAAACGGATCTATCATGGTTTCCGGCGCTGCATCTGGCGACAGATTTTTTATCACAGTTTACGGAAAATAATAGGAGGTCCTAATGGCACACGGTGCAGTCAGCGTATTTACTGCGACTATGTCTAGCGGGGGAACCCTTACTAGTGAAGTCGATTTTGGGAACAGACAATGGGAAAAGGTTTATTTAGCCGTCCCATCGATGGCGTCAAACACTCAGCTTCACATTCAAGTGTGTACTGAAAGCGGCGGAACGTATCGAAGGGTTAAACACCCGATGATTAACTCATCCACCGTGTCGACTCCAAACGATTTCGCAATCGCAAGCGCCGCCACTAACTGCTATGTGCCGATTCCTAACGGGTTTCGTTTCTTGAAGATCGAATCCACGGCGACTGTAGACGGTGGCGCTTCGTTCAAAATGGTCTGCGGAGACTAGGGAGGCTTTCATGTCTTATTTCAGATGGAGTGCGACTTCCGGGGGTGGGGGCGCTTTCGTAGGCCTTACAGGCGATGAAACGATTGCAGGGCTAAAGACGTTTTCTAGCGCGCTTACCGTGGGAACCTCCACCAACTTCACCAGACTCTACTACAGTGGCGGAATCGCTGCGGTTCGAATGAACTCAGCCACTACTCGGTACACCGATTTCTACCGATACACGGACAATATCCAGTATCTAGCCGACGACACAAATGGTGATCGCATTGGTTTTGGGATGAACGGCAACGTGTTTGCGATGCTGATTTATGGTGCCAGCGGAAGAAACATTCGTTGGGGAACGGATGGTTCTGGTGGAGTAGGCACTGGGGCCGCGTCGGAGCGTCCCGATCATGCTTACGTCAAAACGCGCGTTGGCATTGGTCTTAGTGCCACACAAGAGGCGTCGGCACAATTACAGGGCGACAGCACAACCCAAGGTTGGCTACCGCCTAGAATGACGTCCACACAACGTGACGCAATTACGGCCGTCGCCGGCCTGATTATCTACAACACTACAACCGGAAAGCACGAAGGCTACAACGGCGCTTGGAACGCTTTTTACTAAGGAGTAATTAATGTCAGTTAGAAAATGTAAAATCTGGAACGATCACAATCGGGACTACACCGAAGTCTACAACGAAAACGAGATCACAATCCCGGCTAAGAAATTCGTTGTCATGGAAGAACCCGAAGCCGTTGGTTTTATGGGAAGCTTCACCCCAATTAGACGTGATGCACAGGGAAGAGATTTAGCTCCTAAAATGCTTCGCCTTGAAGTGGTCACAGACGGTTCCGCCGTCACTAACTTCAATGAACATGTCTGCATGGCGTGCAAAAAAGAATTTAAGTCTAAGAATGAACTCAACGTTCACGCCTCTGAAAATCACTTAGAGGTCATGGTCGATGAGGACGCACGGCAATCGGTCAAAAAGACCGCAAAGCCCTAAGTCATCCGTAGTTATTTGATGGGTTGATTTTTTGTTTCCTTTTTAACGGGGAGAGTGTGTCGTGACGCCCACAGAAATAGTTGAAGCCGCACAGAACAACCTCAACGCAGTTTCTGACACCCTTTGGTCTCAGACTGAGATATTGAATATCCTGTATGCGACGGAATTGCAGCTTGCCAGAAAAACAAGATGCATTGAATCTACATCCACCCAAACGAGCACTTCGGGAACCGCTGACTATTCAAAGCCCACCTACGCTCAAGATGTTTTACGAGTCACCTACAACGGAACGAAGCTTCAAAAAATTACGCAGGAACAGTTCGACCAACTAAATCCCACAGGGCTCGCCCAATCAGGAACCCCGGTCTACTACACTTTTTTCAACGACACGATGACACTTTATCCAACGCCCGACACTTCGGCGCTTGTGATTAAAACGTGGTCTTACAACGAGCCAGTGAAAGCCGGTGCCACAGATACTCTTTCAACACCCTCTCGCTATCACGACGTATTGGTCAACGGCGTTACCTACGGGATGTGTCCGAAAGACTTGGGACACCCGCTTACTACGTTTTGGCGAGACAAGTGGTTCACGGGAATGGCAGAGGTCGAATGGCATGTGAAAATTAGAAGGCGTGCCGATGGGTTTACTCGAGTTTCCAGGGAAGAGGACGCCTTAACTACTAACTTTGGAATCATTTAATTGGCAGAACGAAACACATTTCGCGTTCTTTATCCGCTAGAGGCCTTTGACGGCGGGCTCAATAATAAATACGAGCCAAACATCATTGCGGATAACGAATCCCCCGATTGCCTAAATGTCGTATTCGACGACAGGGGCGGTGTACAGAGTCGGCTTGGAATGAAGAAATTCAATACGACTACGGTCGGCTCGTTTTCTGGCGATGGCCTTTTTACTTACCGCCAAAACGACACGACTGAAATAATGGTCGGCTGGTGGAACGGCACGATGTACAAACTTGCCGGAACCACGTTCACTACTGTTCCGTCGGCTCAGAGTGTTTTTACGGCTGGCACCAGGGTCGATATGCTCGTTTACCAGAACCTCGCTTTTTTTGGAAACGGTGGCTCTACTCCCTACAAATACAACGGGACTGAATTTACTCGCCATGGAATCCCCCAACCAAATTCTTCTCCGACTGTTATCTCAGGGACTGCAGGTGCAAATCTCGTTCCCAGCGGAGATGTGAACTACAAAGTTTCTTACGTTAATTCCTATGTGGCGGAAGGCAACGTTTCTACCTTCACAACCACACTTAATATCGCAACGAGCGCGTCGGTGTCTCTTACTTCGTTACCTCTAGCGCCAACGTCTTTTGGTGTGGTGGCTAGAAAACTTTACAGAAAAGATTCGACTACGACCGGAGTTTATAAATTAGTCACAACGGTAAATGACAACACCACTACTAATTACACAGACACCACTCCTGGTGTTTCACTTTCTACGTCGGCACCGGTAGATAATGCCGAGCCCCCTAATTGGAGTAAGGGAGTTGTTCACCAGGAGAGGCTTTTCCTGGATGATCCGACACAACCCTCAAAAGGTGCTTACTCGGAACTTGCTAACCCTTTCATCGTGCCCATTGCATCTAACTACCTTCTTTTTAGCGACGGGGACGGGGAAAACATCACGGCAATTGGGGTTCATGCAAACAACGTCGCATGGCAAAAGGATTCCTCGATTTGGCTAACCTACATGCCAAGCACTGATCCAACCGAATGGATTCGCATTAAGTCTCTATCAAAGTACGGTTCCGCATCTCACTACGCCCAACCCGACTACTCTCAACTTAAAATGTTTATCGGTAAACGCTACGGCGTAATTGCTGGATTTTTCGCATTCGCAGGCGTCGACACACAACCCGACGCGACGGCCCTTCCCGTCACTGCAATTTATTCAGAGAGTAAGTCAGATAAAATTGAGCCGGAAGTATTTGGCTTTGCAAGAGGCGCTATTAGTAAGTCTTGCGGCATTGAGTTTAAAAACAAACTTTGGTTTGCCGTTCCCACTGGGGTGAGCACCACAAACAACAAGGTGTATCAGTTTGATTTCCAAAGACGAGACAACGACAACACGACGGGCTCATGGGTCCCCTTCTCTTACCCCGTATCTATTGCAGCCTTCACAATTTACGCCGGAAAACTCTACTCGCAATCAGGGACTGCTAACGGATTTGTTTATGAGATGGACGCGGCTCAATATGGTGACGACGGATCAGCCATCAATTCCTACTACTGGACTAAAGAATTTCAAGGGCACCCAGAACACTGGGAGTCGCAAAAAGATTTTAGGTTTCTTTATCTAACCGTTGAGACTTTAGGCAACTGGTACATGAATATCAGTTTCAGAGTCGACGCGTATGCTGGCGCTACCGTTTCTCAGCAAGTCTACCTAAGCCCTGGAAGTTCCGTTTGGGGAAGTGCTGTTTGGGGTGCGTTCACTTGGGGTGCTGGAACGACGAGAAAACCAATCAAAGTAGGCCTATCGCCCTACGCTGGTAAAAAAATTCAATTTAAGTTCGATAACCAAAACACTTTAAATCAGGCCTTCCATGTTCTTCCCAATGGAAGCTTTTCGTACAACGTACGTGGAGTCAGATAATGGCAGAGATGCAACAACCCAAACTAGATGAGTACGAATCACTTAGAAATCGGGCGAAACAACAAGGAAACGCCCAGCGTGATGAGGCCATGGAAACGCTTCGAAGACGACTTGCCTCTCAAGGCATGCTTCAAAGCGGCGCTTACAATGCAGCATCTCAGCAAACCGAGGAAGCCGCGAACCGCACTACTAACGAAGCCGTTCAAAACGTCGACTTTGCGGAAAAGCAAGAGGTCCAACGACGGCAAGAAATGAAGGAAGCGAGAAATTATCAAACGCAAGAGCGCGTTGCCTCTCAAGATTTCAGTTCTGGCGAAGCACAGAAGGGCCGCCTCTTCTCGAAAGAATTATTCGACGCTGACATGAGTTTCAAACAACAAGTACAAGCATCGACCGTGAGATTTGCGGAGCTAGATGCAGCATTCAGGGAAAAAGAATTCGACACAAACAAAGAAACGAACGCCTTCAATAAGTATTTAGCGTTGAGACAGGCGGGAGTAGTTCACCCGGATGACATTCAAACAATCATGGGTCGATACGAAGGCGTTAAATCCAGACTTTAGGAGATAAAAATGGCACTACAACCAATTCAAGTAGCACCAAACGTAAAACAAGAGGATTCGGGCGGCGGGGCCCTTGGGGGAATTATTGGGGCGGTGTTGGGTGCCGCTGCCACCATTGCAACCGCTGGTGCCGCAGCGCCGGTGACGCTTCCGTTAATTGCCGGTGGAATTAGCGGTGGAATGGGAATTGGAAGTTTGGTTGGCGGGATTGCCGACAAAGCCGAAGCTGGCGGACAAGAGGCGATTTCAAAACCTCAACTTGGCGCTACCGCCGACGAAATGGGACCTATCTCTCGTAGGTTCCAGGGTGCAGGTGGAGGGCAAAACGACATCCTTCAATCGTCGATATCTGCCGCACAGGCGACCCCACAGATTGCACAAAATCCGGCGATCATGAATCCGCTACTCGAAGCCCAACAAAAAGCAAAAAGCAGAATCGGCCGAGCATAGGAGAATCAAATGGCCCTACAATCCGTAAATCCATATCAGGTAGCACCGCAAAAAGAAGAAAGCGCGTGGGATAAAATACATAAAGGTCTTCAAATTGCTGAAAGCGTCTTTAAAATTCCTGTCGCGTGGCAAGAGCTTCAAAAAATACAAAAGCAAGGTGAATTAATCGACGCACAAAAAGTCGGCGCCGTTGCCGAGGGTGAAAAATCTGTATTGGAGGCGAATACAAAAAGGTCGGAACAGGCCGGTGCCATCACTGCAGAGACTGCGTTAAAAGCTGGCTACGTTCCCGATGAAAAAGGGGATGTTCGACTAGCTCCTCCGGATCTAAAGGGTGGGTTAAACACACCGATATCTTACCGACGTGGCGACACGCTAGACGACCAGAATAAACGCGTTCAACTAGCGTTAAACCTAAATCAGCTTGAGGGTGCTCCGGCCGAAAGAAAACTCAAAGAGGCCCAACTAAACAACGCGAATCTGCAAGGGCAGAAATCACAAGAGGATCTAAATACTCCTAGCGCCGTTCAATCTGATGTTGCCGCATTCACTAAACGAATGGAACAAGCCGAAAGCATTTTTAATAAACTCGAACAGGGTGGTTTCGACAGGTCTGGAGTTAAAGAAGGTCTAACGTCGATGCTTCCAAACTCGATGCAGTCATCGCAAGTTCAACAACAAACACAAGCCGAGAGAAATTTTCTAACTGCGGTACTAAGAAAAGAGTCTGGCGCTGCGATATCACCAAGTGAGTTCAAAGACGGGGAAGCTAAGTACTTTGTGCGAGCGGGTGATAGCCCAGAAGTAATCGAACAAAAAAGACAAAATCGACTTCAAGATATCGAATCTTTTAGAGCACAAGCCGGAAAAGCCTACGGGAAGGTTAAGACTGTAACAGGTCAAGATGGCCGAGCACCGGATGTAAAGAAAAAGAATAGTGATCCGAGAGTTCAAAAAGCTTTAGACGCTGGCTATTCCATGCAGCAAATCCAGGAACACTTGAATGGCAAACGATAAAAAGCCAAGTCTAGATGATATTTTTTCAGAAAAACCAGCGGCACGGCCGAGCCTTGACCAAATCTTTTCCGAAGGCCCATCACCAGCCGCAAGTTTTGGGAGACAAACCCTAAACGCTGCATCCGCTGGTTATCTGCCTGAAATCACGGCCGGACTAGTTAGGGCTGGTGGAAAAGTCTACGACACGCTTACTGGCACTAAAGACGCGGAGACTTATTTACCTTCTTACACTCAACTTCGTGACGATGAATATCGCGATCTAAAAAGAGATGAAGAAGTTAACCCTAAAGCCAGTCTCGGCGGGAAACTTGTCGGCGGTGTTGCGGGCGGTGTCGCTCTAGGTGGGGGCGCCGTAAAGGGAGTTACGACCGGCGCAAAAATGCTCAACGCTGCAAAGACCGGTGCGATTCTAGGTGCGGCGTACAACCCCGGCGCTAAAGAGGGGGAGATTGATCTACTCCAATTAAAAGAACGCGGTAAAAACGCTGCAATCGGTGGGGCGCTGGGCGGAACCGTACAGGGCGCATCGAACCTCGTATCGAAAATCCCAAAAGCAGGGGCAGCACTTTCCGAGTATGCCGAAAGAAAAGCATTTAAGGCTACTGGCGCAAAGTTAGCGGATACGAAAAAGGCTTTAGGTAACGACCGACTAGAACAAATTGGGCGCGAACTACTCGACGAGAAAATTATCACCGTAGGCTCTACGCCTGCGAAAATGGCCGAATCTATTGCTCAGAAACTAGATGAGATAGGCCCTAGTATCGGCGGAATCATTGATAAGACCGACGAAGTTTTTCAAGGTGGCGCGGTTGTTGATCTGCAACGGGTAGCTAAAGAAGTCGCCGACGAATTTAATTTCGATCAACTAGCTAAAACCCCTGGTGCTAGCGGTGCTGTAGCTAAGATTCAAAACGAACTCGATATCCTCTTGAGCAATGGCGACGCTTTACCACTTAAGAAGGCTTGGGAGTTACGACGCGGAATAGATGCCTCACTTAAAAAGGCTTACAAAAGCAAAGCTTTTGATGAGTTTCCAGACGTAGAAGCTGCGTTACTTAAGATGCGTGGGTCTATTCAAGATCAGATCAACAACTCAGTCGATGAGGCAGTGAGCGTTGGCGCAATTGATGGTGCCGAAGGCGCGTTACAAGGGCTCCTTAAAAAGTACTCCCTTCTTTCTAACGCCGATTCTATCGTCACAAAAGAAACCGCAAGAAACGCTGCGAATAGGGCTATCGGGCTGACCGACACAATCGCAGGTGGGGCTGGGTTATCGACGGGAGCACTGCTAAGTAGTGGCGATCCTCTCACCGCAGCCGCAACCGCAATTGCAGCGGGCGCCGCAAACAAAGCCGCAAGAACTTACGGACCGAACGTTATGGCTTTAGGTGCGGATAAACTTGGGAAAGGTTTACAAAGCCTTAGTCCTTCCGTTGCGCCGATTGTACGACGAATCGAAAAAGGGCTTTCTTCAACGAAATCAATTTCAGGTTTAAACAGCACTGCAAACTCACCAGATCTACGACTTTTTAAAGAGGTCGCAGCGGATGAGGACAGCATGAGGCGCCGAATGGAAAAGAAAAGAGGCAAGTAATGGCTTATTTTGACTACACATACACACTAACCAACGGAACGACAGCCGACGCCTCGCAAGTTCAACAGAACTTTACCGACGCTAAAAACGGAGTTACCGACGGTACAAAAGATTTAAACGTAGCCGCAATAACCGCAGCCGGTGCCGTAATTTTCAACGGCAACACGACAGTGGGAAGTGCTACGAACGACGACATCACCCTAAATGGAAGCGTTGCGAGCACCGTAAACGTAAAAACACACGCAACCTACGATATCGGTTCCTCTACTTCGGCGTTTAGATACCTGTATTTAGGAAACAGCACTAATAAAACAACCGCGCTAGTTTCACAGGCATCTACTTCGTATTCATTTACCTTCCCGTCGTCCGGAGGAACCTCGAGATACCGAATGCTTACAAACGGAAGTGGCGTTACTTCGTTTGAAGAGGCGAGGTCTGTCGGTGGCGGGGTCACTAACTATTCCATTGCTGCGGTAGCTGATAACGTCGGACACACCCTCACAATTTCAGTCCTTGGGGCCGATGGGAACGCGCTTAGTTCTTCCAATGTTCTAGAGTGTTCTTTCAGAAGTTCTACGTCTGCAACGGGAACGCCAGCCCTTAGGACGGCTACATCTATTTCTAGTTTAGTTATTTCGTCTGGATCTACATTGGGGCACGCGTCTGGTGTTGGGATGTACATCTTTGTTTACCTATTAGACAACGCAGGAACGTTGGAGCTGGCGGCGTGTAGCACCCAGTTCGACGAAGGGACAAGACAATCGTCTACCGCCGAGGGCGGTGCCGGTGCCGCTGATTCTATCAGCACTCTTTACTCAACAACGGCCAGAAGTAACGTCGGAATCAGACTTATCGGAAGAATGATTTCTAGCCAGACCGTTGCGGGTACATGGGATTCTGCCGTCACTCAGATAGCGTTGCTACCATTCTCGACTGACATAATTGCATCTAGATTTAGTTCAAACACCGCTCAGTCTACATCGACTGGAAGCGCCACCATTATTGATTTCGAAGACAAGGGGTGGGACCTCTACAACGCGGTAACGGTTGGTGCATCGTGGAAATTCACAGCACCGCAGGTTGGCTACTATTCAGTGAAGGCATGTGTTCGGTTAGATCCGTCATCTGGCGTTGTCGACTTGGGCGACGTAATGAATCTACGCCTCTACAAAAACGGTTCACTTGTTTCAATCCTAGGTGGGGTTGTCGGTCAGGTAAATAACTTGAATTTGGATCTCTGGATTTCCGGCTCAGACGACATCCGGCTAGCGGCTGGTGACTACATAGACGTAAGACTTTACCACGATATCGGGACTTCGGTTTCAACTACGGGCAACGCGGAAGAACAATGGGTTTCAATTGTAAGAATCGGGAACTAAATAAAGGAGCTAAAATGCTAGACCAATCAAAAAAGTTCGTTCACTTCGGAGTAGAGTTACTTAACGTCGGAAGCAAAGTCATTCACAAGCAAGGCGTGTTCGTCGTGTTCCAGTTATCCGACGAAGCCGTTGCGTTGGGTTCTCTCGACATGAACGCACTAAAAGCCGAATGGCCTAAGGGCGAACTTGCGAAAAACGTTGAAGTGCTTGTAGCCGAAGGAAAAGCAAAACTAGACCTTCAAAACAAATCGGTTCAAGAAAAAATCGTTAAGGCTGTCGACCTTCTCCCCAGGGGAGTTCGTCTTGCTGAAGGCGTTCTTTCTTACGTGTCCGACGTGAAGGCGGCTTTCGCATGAGGGTAATCCTATTCATCCTAATGGTTGGGTGGATGCCGGTTCTGGCCTCTGGGGGTGAGGAAGAACCGGCCCTTGTGTGGCCTAACGAAGAACCCGCGATGCAATCTCACTCGGTAGAAATTTCTCCGCGCACCAAAGCTAGGTCAAGGAAGATCGAGGCGAACGTTAAAGCCGGAAGACTTCCTGACATGATCGACGAGTCTCTAAATGGAATGATCCACCTAGCCGTTTTAAAGCTACGTCGAACAGGACATAAAAAGGAAGCGGCCGAACTTTACGATGAATGGGAAAACCAATGGAAATCTAAATTACACCTAATGCGCGGGGTTGGTGATTTCGAGCCGTTATCTAGCTGGCTGAGCGAAAAGTATCGAAGCTGGGAATTTATTTTCGGAAAAGAGCTCCTGTACTCGCTCAGACTTTCGGATGTTCATTCGATTAATCACGAGGTAAAGCCGGTTATTTTTTGTACTGGGAGTCCTAACGAAAGAGAGTATTTCCTCCATTTTGTGCACGATGATAGCGCAAGTCCATACGAATCAACCGCACCTATGTATCGCTACCGGGATTTATTTCCACGCGACAGAGGGCCTTATCGGGGATTGCTGCCCATCGTGTCGTACTGGTCGACCATGATCGCACTAGTTCCCACGGGGTTCATCCTCGCGACGCCCGTGGCGCTCGGCGTAGAATGGCTCGTTAAAAGTTACGTAGCACCCCGTCTGTCTGAACCACTTTGGAAACGTGTTTGTGGAATAAACGAAAGGGAAATCTATGCAAGCAATTCTTGCTCTTATATGGAAGCTGTTCGGTGGGACGCTCGTTAATCTAGCTGTTACCGTCGGCATTCCCGCCGTCGCGGAGTGGCTTGCTAAAAAAGGGCTGCCTAAGACGTGGAGTGACGCGATCATTGAAATCATCAAAAACGTCGTGGGTGCCGTTTCTGAAATTAAAGCTAACCCCACGATGACGAGTGCAGAAAAACGCGCCGCAATCAAAATCAAAAAACGGGAAGCAAAACGTTGCGTGGGCACTCTTTGTCAAACCGGAGTTCAAAAACTGTGAGGCACCATGACGCCAAAGCATTTAAACCCGGACGGCTCACCGCTCAATCCTGATCAAAAAAGAAACCTACAGCTACTCGCCGATAAAATCACACTGCTTGAAAACGCTTACGGCGGCGATTTCTTTGTCACTTCCGGCTTTCGCACCAAAGCCGAACAACAACGAATCAATCCCGCTAACCCAAGGTCTTGTCACACCGAAGGGCTTGCCGTTGACGTTGCTGATAAGGATAAAAAAATCTGGGACTTTGTAATTGATAACCTGGAGCTAGTGGCAACGTTGGGGTTTTACCTGGAAAACAAACTTTACACACCAAGGCACGTTCACTTTCAGCTACGGGCACCCAGGTCAAGAAACCGCATCTTTATTCCCTACTGACTCCAACCTTTTTCCTCAAGCCGTTTTCGTTCGATGAGATATTCGTCCTCTTCGGAACGCTTAATAATGCGGGGTTTTTTATGGTCTCGAGGCTTTTCAGTGGGTTTAGGGACTGGCGTATCCTCCCATTTTGGCTGTCTCGTCGAGAAAACCGCAACGATGATAATGGTAAGCCCTAAAAGAATCGCTAGAAACTGAATATCGGTCACGGTTTGAATTCCTCTCTCAACATCCCCACTAGGTGAGAGTCGATAAACTTCCCGTTTCTAAAGTAAGACTTTCGTTGCGTTCCCTCGTAGACCATTCCCAAGTTCTTAAACATGGAAAAAGCCGGATTCCCGTCGAAAGTCTCACCCCAAATACGAAATAAGTTCATGTCTTCAAAGCCGTGCCGAAGTAGCGTGTAAAGCGCGTCCTTCCCATAACCCTTCCCTTGAAACTCAGGGCCGATGTAGAGGG